CTTCTACTAAACAATCTAAAGATTCTAGTTTACCTGTGTATCTAAAGAAACCATTTTCTGACATCCAATATGCAGAACCATCAACTTCAACAGCTGCATTCTTACCTATCAATCCACAGTTTGTACCCACTTGTTGGAATGAGAAAGTAAAAGGTGCGCCTACAAATTTCATAATAAACAATGCTGTGTCTGTCCAAATATAAGTAACGTCTCGACCTCTAAGTGCTCCTACAATTCTTGATCCATCAGAAATCCTTTGCGTACCTGCTGTATTGGTTGCTGTTGGTGTGTACGTATTAATATCTTCTTGAGAAGAGAATCTTATAAACATTTCGTCTTGTGTAGACTTTGTACCAATAGTTGTTTCTGTTCCAAAAAATACTAAGTGTCTATCCGGTGCAGATATAATCATACTTCTAGAAGCTGTAGGTGCTCCTGTTACAATAGCAGCTCTAGTGTTTGTTGCGTTAGTTGCATTTCCATTCCAAGAAAAAGTTTCTCCGTTAAATATAGAAGCAATTAAACTATTACCAAAATTATCTAATGTCCATAAACCTGGATCTGTAACAACGTCTCCTGATGCTGCAGCGTTCCATGCAAAAAATTCAGATGCATCAGTTACAGTTGCTCCTGATGAGTGAACAGCTGCTGTAGTTCCTAAAGCTCCTCTTGTTAAACCAGATAATGTACCACCACTATTTCCAGTAAAAGTAATAAGTTCATTGCCAATTAATATTGTTCCTGATGATCCAAAAGAAGTAGAACTTGCCATAGTCAAACTTGTGACTGAAGCGTTAATGCCTGAAGATAATGTTGAAGTAAATTGACCTGATTTAAAACCACTCCAAGGACCTAGTCCCCAACCTGTTGATGCAACCTCTGCTGCAGGACCTATTGGAATATAATGTTTTACTCTTATACCACCAGAAGTTGTTGCACCTGATCCACTTTCATTAGAGGCTAAAGTAATAGTTATCGTTGTACTTGTGGGAATAGAAGTAACTTGAAATCTATTGTTATCAAAATTGTCAGAATTAAAATTAGAATTAGTTATAGAAGTAAAATTATCACATAAAATAATATCACCTTTATTAATGTTGTGTGCTGATGAAAAAGTTATAGTTACAACCGCTGATCCATTAGTTGTAGAAAAAGCACTAGTTAAAGTTGTTGTAGATTTAAGAGGTGTAATATCATAAAATATACCACCAGAATAAACATACAACATTCTGTTTGTACCCAGCGCTGCATACTTGATACCTGATGTATTTATAAAATGGTGAATAGCTGTGTTACGACCTGTAATATCAACTGAGCCTAATTGAGCCCAACCGCCTATCTTCTCTGGTGTGCCATATCTAAATCTAACATTATCACCTGCAACCCATTGGCTTTCGCCGCCAGTAGCAGTAACTTGTTTATTGAATCCAGGTGCAAATTTAACTTTTTGTAACATATTAATTTCCTTATCTTGCTGTTGTTGGTACACCATTTGAATTAACAAAAGGTGATTCTGCGAAAGCCATAAAGATTGCTGTACCACTATCTCCACCACCACCACCTGCAGCATTTCTAACGACAAAACCATTAGAAACTAAATCATAATGATCATCAGTTTGTTCTGCTGTATTAGCATTGGCATATAATGGGTCTTGTGGATTAAAAGGTAAAATTCTTTTATTATCTAACATATGCCAATTACCTGTTGCAGTATGTCGTTTTATCATAACGAAAGCTGGCTTAAAACCGCAGTGGACGAAGACTGGATTTGAAGCTACAAAAGAACCAAATTTACTGTAACCTTGTTTTTCTGCAAAGCAGTAAGCTATGTGGCTATTACCATCTCCATTAGTATGCGTTGCGTCTCCCACAGTAATTACAGAAGAAGTTGGAGCTGTATTATTAATAAAATTTGTTGCAGAGGCTTTTGCTGAAGTTGCCTCTAAATATAATCTATGTGCAGTTCCTACGTTATGATGATAAGTATCCCATTGACTTCCACCAACAGTACGATTTTTAAAAATAATCATTTTTGGAACAGCACCTAATCCATGAGCAAAAGTTGCAGTACTTCCTGTTCCTGTATAAGACATAATAGAAAACCCAGCAGCAGTTGATACACTTCCAGCACTATCTATACTTCCAACACTTGTTGAACTTGCGTCATTTGAAAATGATGTTCCAGCTTTCCAATTCCAAGCAACATAAAGATCAGAACTAGCATTAACTAAATTTGCATTAGTAGAGCCATTGTAGCAACCAACTCCATCTGATGTTGCTTGAACCCAACCTCTAGCAGTAGTTCCAACTCCACCTTCTTCATCAGCACCATTTGATCTCATAGCTTTATCAACAGCAAAAGTTCTAACAACATCCATTAAACAATGATCTTCAGCATCTGTACGATTTTTAACCCAGATAAAATCTGGTTGCATATCAGTAGTGCCTGGAAGTGTAATTGTTCTTGCATTACTTCCATTACCAGTCCAAGTTACACATTGAAAATATGCTTCAGAATCGTCTATTGTTGTATAAGCCATATCTATATTCCTTTTAATTTATTAAAAGCCATTATCCAAACTCCGCTAAGTTTTTAGTACATAGTGCTTTAAAAGTTTTACTTACACTATCGCCTGTAATAGTTGTTGTGTACTCAAAATTTCCGTATTCGCCATCAGTATTTCCTGATGAAATTGTTGTAGCTGGACAACCACCAAAATTAAGTTTTACACTTTCTCCACCTGCATCCATATCATAACCGCCAACAATCGGAAACCAAGTAAATCCACTTTCTATACTGTAACCTGTTCCACTATTTTGAAGTGTGCCATCTTTACTCCAATATGCTTTGTTATTATCTAAATCTAAAAAGCAACCTATTGTATTGTCATTATTCCAACTATCTCCGTAAGAAGTGTCATTGCCAGTTGAAGAAGCAGTAGAATAATAATTATTTCCTTGATACCCATAATAAGTAACTGCTGGTCCATTATGGTTTGTTGTTGGTTCGTTCATACTGCCAACTCCTTTTTCAGTTAACCAAGAATCACTAGACCAACCATAATGAGTATATCCATTTGTGCCTTGTCCACCCTTTGCTTCAAAATACCACTTGCCAGAACTAACTCCCATTGTACCAGCGGCAGTTCTCCAATTTGTAGTATTCTGTTCTACTTCACAATTTCCTTGAGTAAAAGTAAATGGACTTGATGTTGCATTATATAAAGGATTCATAGTGCAAAAATTATTTGTGCAAGTATCGGTTGCTTGATCTACTGCGGCTAAATTAGTTTCTGTTAAATCTGTTCCACCATTAGCATCGTTGCCTAAATTACCACTAGCTTTAAAATCTAAATAAAATCCATTATTACCAAATGTTAATCCTGAAGCATCTTTTGGTTTCCATATATTAGGACTATCACCGTCAAATTCTCCAAAGTCAGAAGCAGCTAATGCTTGACCATCTATAAAATAAACCTCTGCCATATATCCGTCAAAAAAAGATGCTGAATTTCCTTTTGAAATTTTCATAGCGTCGCCATCACTATTTATATAACAAGCATCACCATCACCACTATGGCTTTCAGTAGAAAAATTTGTTTCTCTTACACCATTGATATAAATAATATCTCTATTAGCAGCAGTACCATTTGAAGTGTCAAGCACTACTACAAGATGTAGCCATGCAGAAGGATCTCGGAATACTGCACTAGTTGTTAAAGTTGAAGTTGTACTTCCTGGTCTATTTTTAAAAGTAAGTGTGTCTGAAGTATCATTAAATCTTATTGTACAATAATTAGTTGAATTAGCTTCTCCGTAAAAAATTTCTTGTAATGTTCCTAATTTACTTCTTTTAACCCAAGCAGAAAAAGTCCATTTATTATTATCTGTTGGAGCAGCCGCATCTTTTTCCATAGAAGCACTATCAGCACTATTAAAACGAACAGAATTATCTACATTAAAACCAGTAGCTGCTGTTGCCGATCCTACATTACCTGGTAAAATAAAAGGCATGTTAAGATCCTAATTCTGGGAACTCTCCTAATGGTCTTTCAATGACTTTAGGGTCTCCCTCATCAGCTGTATTTACATACGTGTATAAAGTCTCAATCGCTGCTGTATTTGATGCGTTAGTAATTAATGTTTCCATTGCTGCTTGTTTAGTTCTAATTCCATTTCTCCAAGTTGTAATATTGTCAGGAATGGCAGTATTTTTTTCTGTCTTACGTGTAATATACCAATCAGTTTCTGATAATAAATTGTTGGCTGTAATTTTTATACTTTGAATAAATTTATATTTTAAACCTCTAGTAGCAACTTCTCCCTCAATACCTTTTTCATCTGTCTCATCTTGTGCTGTAAATAAAGTATCAGCATGAGCCTTTGCAGTAGCACTTCCATAAGAAGCGGTAACTGTTCCAGCGTCTGCGTCATAAGTATAAGTTTGATCTGTGTTTATATAATATTTTTCATCTTTTTTATTACTATCATCAAACGTTACTTCTATAATACCTATTGCTGCTAATTCATTTGCAGTCCATAGAGAAAATATTTTAGCTGGATATTGCACATCTCCTATAACCAAAGGTTTAGGGTGGTTAATATACTTTGAAATTGATCCGTCTGTTATTATTGCATACATATTATATCCTAACTTTCACTTAAATTAATTGTTCTACCTACTTCTTGCCATACAGCTCCATTGTATCTAAATACCATTATATCTGTTTTAGCATCTGTTGAAGTAAATGTTGGTGCAGTTGATGCTGCAAATTCAAATATTGTGTTCCAAGCAATACTGTGTGAGCCGTTGTAATTAATTTCAACAGAAATAAAAGCACCTTCTACTGCATTACTTGGTGCAGAAAAAGTAGTATTTTCTGTTGTTAAATGAAATGCGTTTGGTTTAGCTGAAGCATCCCAA